GTGCAGTCGGTGGATTCTTTGGTGCATCAGGCGGCGGAGGCGGAGGCGGCATAATTCAGCCAGCATCTTTCGTAACTCCATCGACCACTTCTGTTCCAACCATTTCAGCTGACATCATGGATTCAGACGCTCGCCTACGCGCATACGCTCAAGGCAGAACCACAAGCATTACAGTCAACGGAGCAATTGATCCTGAATCTACTGCTCGCCAGATTGTCGGATTGCTTAATGATTCCTCAGCTCGAGGAACCCTTGGCGGAGGCTTAATCTACGCATGACCGCATGGACTCCCACCTATAAGATTCAGGTAGATGGCTATGAGGTTACAGACGTCACCGTTGCCAACTTAACTGTTACTTCAGGCCGTACTGATATTAACCAGCAACCAGTTGCCGGATATTGCCAATTACAGCTGCTTAACTTTGATAACAGCAGTTATGACTTCACCGTAGGTACTAGCCTTTCAATTCAAGTCACAGATTCAAGTAATGCCTATGTGCCTATCTTTGGCGGATACATTTCAGACTTCACTATTGCCGTGAACCGCGCTGGAAGCATTGGCTATACGACTACTGCCACCATTACTGCGCTTGGCGCATTATCCAAATTGCCTAAGATTGTCGATGCAGGCGTTCTCAATGCCGATTATGACGGCGACCAAATTTACACTTTGTTATCTGGCTATCTTCTAGGTCAATGGAATGAAGTGCCAGCGGCTGAAACATGGGCTACCTATAACGCAACTGAGACGTGGGCTAATGCCGTCAACATCGGGCTGGGAGACATTGACCAACCCGGCGATTATGAACTTATTGCAAGATCGTCAAGCAATACTGACCTTTATAGCCTTTGTGCGGAAATAGCCAATTCCGCTTTTGGCGTACTTTATGAAGATGCCAATGGCAACATCGGTTATGCAGATTCAACGCACCGCCAAGACTATTTAGCCAACAATGGCTACACCACGCTCGACGCCAACCACGCCAACGGAATCGGACTAGCTGCGACAACCCGAGCGGGCGATTTACGCAATTATTACAATATTCAGTATGGCAATAACGGTTCAGGTTCATACACGGCTCAAGATACGACTAGCCAATCTCTTTACGGTACTTATGCAGAAACCTATTTATCAAGGGTTAAAAATCAGGTAGATGCCGAAAACTTGGCTGACCGTTACATCGCTCTCAGAGCCTATCCTTATCCTAAATTCCAAGGCATCACTTTTGTCTTAGGAAACCCAGAAATCGATGACGCAGACCGAGACGCTCTACTGAACATATTTATGGGGCAACCAGTCTGGGTTCAGAACCTTCCCGGCAATATAACCAATGGTTCATTTCAGGGTTATGTTGAAGGCTGGACATTCCGGGCAAGCCTGAATAACCTCTCAATAACCTTCAACGCATCTCCCATAAGTTTCTCGCAAGTTGCGGTAAAATGGGAACAGGTAAATGCAGCGGAGACATGGAACACAATTAACACCAGCCTAACTTGGCTTGATGCGATAGGAGCAGTAGCGTAATGGCAACGACCACGACAAATTTTGGCTGGGATATTCCTCAGTCGACTGACTTGGTGAAAGATGGCGCAACCGCCATTGCAGCACTAGGCCAAGATATCGACACAGCTCTAGTTGATCTCAAGGGCGGAACTACAGGCCAAGTATTAGCCAAGGCATCCAACACAGATTTAGACTTCACATGGTCATCAGTTGATCCATTGACCATTCTCGATGCTAAAGGCGATTTAATTACAGCAACCGCAGCAGATACTCCAGCACGTTTGGCAGTTGGAACAAATGGTTATGTGCTGACGGCTGACTCAACCCAATCAACAGGCATTAAATGGGCTGCGCCTGCAGGTGGTGGCAAAGTTCTTCAAGTAGTAAGTGCTACTTCAACAACACAAACTACTATTTCTTCGACAACCTTAACTGATACTGGTATAACAGCGACTATCACTCCAACAGCGAACACCAGCAAAATTCTAGTTTTGATTTCAGCATCTCAGTATTCAAGCAGATCATCTATCTATAACTGGACAGAAGCAAAATTATTAAGAGATTCCACGACAATTTGCGATTGGTCAACTGGTGATAGATATTTAACAGGTATTGAAATTGGTAATGCTACATCAACTTATTTGCAAGCACTTAGCGGAATTAACTATTTAGATAGCCCAGCAACTACTTCAGCAACAACATATAAATTACAAGCCGCCGTTACAAGCACCGCAAATTCTGGAACAACATATTTTCAACTTAATGGACAACCTTCAACAATTACTCTGTTAGAAATTGGTGCATAATGGCAAAAGATTACCTAGTAGAAGCAATTCATAAATTACGTCCAACTGCTGAATTTGTCATAAGAGATAATGATTATTCAAATATTGAATGGCATAATTTAGATGGCAAAGAACCAACTCAAGCCCAAATTGATGCTGCCATTGAAGAAATCAAAGCCGAAGAAGCAGTCGAAGCAAATGCGGCCGCTGCTGCCAAAGCTGAACTTCTTGCAAGATTAGGCATTACTGAAGCAGAAGCAAAACTGCTATTGGCATGACCCCAAAGTTATGCAAAGCAGGCTGGCAATTTCGTGAGCAGGTTGACCAGACCTACCCCGATAGAGATCGTAGTAGTGATGGTTGGGTGGCAGATGCCCGACATGTTGCTAAGGGCAAGTCTGACCACATCCCTAATGCAAAAGGCTGGGTATGCGCTCTGGACATTGACAGAGACCTTGCAGGTAAATCCGGTAAGCCAGACCTCATGCCTGATTTGGCAGATCAGATTCGTCAAGCTGCAAAGAAAGACAAACGAATTAAGTACGTCATATTTGATGGACGAATTGCATCGCCAATCTTGGGCTGGCGTTGGAGAACTTACAAAGGATCTAATCCGCATCGCAAGCATCTCCACATTTCTTTCACTTCAAAAGGCGAGACGGATGGCTCGTTCTTTAATATACCGATGATAGGTGGAACCGAATGAACATGAAGAATCCATACATCCTGACTGCTGGCGCATTCCTTTCGGCTTGGGCTGCATCGAACTTTGCATTGGATTATCGCTCAGTACTCTGGGCCATACTTGCTGGCGTCTTTGGTTATGCCACTCCGAAAAAGTGACAGCGCAAGACACAGCGGCTGTTGCAGTTGCTGTAACGACCGTTATTGGTTCATTTATTGGCTTAGTGCGTTGGTTGGTAAAGCATTACCTCGCGGAATTAAAACCAAATAGCGGTTCAAGTCTTAAAGACCAGGTTAATCGTTTAGAAGCGCGTGTCGATACCATAATCGAGATGTTAGGCAGGTAACACTTATCCCATGGCAAGGAAACGACCAGTCATAGACTTAGACACTTACAGCGCCTTGGATGCTTACGCCATTGCGCTAAACGAGTATTACAAGTCATTACGCAGAGCAGGGTTCACAGAGACCCATGCCTTTTGGTTGCTATCAGATCGTGAAACGTTTCCAGATTGGATTATTCCAAACCTTCCCAATCGAATCGACAATATTCCCTATGAGGACGACGACGAGGATTAAATGAAACGAATCGTTATTCTGAGCGATTTACAGGTGCCTTTCGAGGATGTCCATGTAACTCAGAACATAGCAAGATTCCTACAGAAATTTAAGCCAGACCAAACAGTTACTATCGGTGACGAAATTGACTTCCAAACAATCAGCAAATGGAGTGAGGGAACCCCTCAAGCCTATGAGCAGAGCCTTGGCGATGATCGTGACCGATGCGTCGAACTCCTCTGGGAGTTGGGTGTTACTGACTGCATCAGAAGCAACCACACAGATCGACTATATAACATCATCATGAAGAAGATTCCGTCGTTTCTGTCATTGCCAGAGCTGCGGTTTGAGAAGTTTATGAAGTTCGATGAACTGGGTATCACCTTCCATAAGAACCCAATGCCTATCGCTCCGGGCTGGATTGCCGTCCATGGCGACCATACTCCTATCAAGCAACTAGGCGGTTTAAGCGCCCTAGAAGCCGCTAGAAGGCACGGAAAGAACGTTATCTCTGGTCATACCCATAGAGCAGGCCGTAGCGCCTTCACAGAGGCCTCTGGAGGCCGTTTAGGGCGTGTTTTACATGGAGTCGAGGTAGGTAATCTCATGGACTTCAAACAGGCCTCATACACCAAGGGAACGGCGAATTGGCAGCAGGCGTTTGCCATCATGTATGTCCATGGCTCAACAGTCCAAGTTGACATAATCAACATCGAGAAGAACGGCACTTTTATCGTCCAAGGCAAGGTTTATGGACGCGCCCGCTAGCATCGCTATCCCCTACATGGAGGACGAAGACCCTAGCCAAATCGTTATCGTTTCGTTATCTAAAAAGGGTGGATGCCGAATAAGGCTCATGTAAGGTTCTCTTATCAGCTGAAATACAGCTGTAAGGGAGATAAGAATGACAGTTTTACATTTAATCCTTCTAGCCAGTCATGGCTTATTAGCAGTACTTATGTACAAGACAGGTTTTCACGATGGACAAGTAGAAGGCCGCATCCAGCAGTTCCAGAGAGTTAACGGATGAACGCCGGTGACTACCTCAACGAAGCAAGAGCAATCATTCAAGATCGTGGAATGGATTACGGACACCCGACAGACAATATGTCCAGAACCGCACGCCTTTGGTCTGCATACCTCGAAATGCCGATTGAAGATTACCAAGTGGCTATGTGCCTTGCACTTGTCAAAGTCGCTAGATCAATGGAATCTGGAAAGGTCGATAATTACATCGACGGAGCGGCATACGTTGCTATATCAGGACAACTGAGAAACGAGGAGAACGAACTCTATGTTTAATTTAGAAGATTACGAGACGGTCGAAGAGCGACTGGTTAAGTTTTGGAAGGAACATCCTGATGGTCAGATACATACGAAGTTGCTGGATCACTCTGCTTCTCGGTTTATCGTTGAAGCTAGTATCTTTCGAACTGAGGCTGATGCTAGACCTTGGACGACTGGGCTTGCTGAAGAAACAGTCCAGGGTCGCGGCGTTAATGCTACTTCGGCTCTTGAAAATTGCGAAACAAGTGCGATTGGTCGCGCTCTCGCTAATGCGGGCTACGCAACTAAAGGAAAGAGAGCGTCTCGCGAGGAAATGTCAAAGGTTGCAGTCAAGGTCAACAATGAGGCTTTACTAGCTGAGACAAAGGCTAAGTTAGCCCAAACAGCAAGCGAATACGTCCCAGTACCAAAGGAGGAAGATCCTTGGACAATCAGACCAGCGGAACCAGTTCAGACTATGGAAGGAGCAGTCGAGACGGTGAAATCAATTCTTGGTGGCACAACGGAATCGGATATACAGCGTTGCCCTCATGGCGAAATGATATGGAAAACTGGTACTACCAGAGCTGGTAAACCTTGGGGACATTGGCGTTGCGTAAATCATGTAACTGGAGAAGCAGAACGTTGCGAGCCTCGATGGTACGAAATTGATAAAGAGAGTGGACTTTGGAAGCCTCAGGTCAAACGCTAATGGGACATATCCAATTCTTAAACCAAGATGGGGAATGGGAATCATTTCCTACAGCTGAAGAAGAAGAAAATATCCGAGCCAATGCAGCAGCGTTGGAAGAACTAGGCTATAAACTGATTTGCCAGATGTGCAATGAAGTTCCAACATGGACACAGATTAGACAGCGTTGGATCATGAAAGAGTGGACTTGCAATAAGTGCCACACAGTAAATTCTGCTGGAAGGGCATGATCCTAATCCATGTCCAACCAGAGTCGGAAGT